AGTGTCATTCACTAACAATTATAAATCGCAAAATCGAAGAGCGAGATGATGAAGTTACTTGCGTTTGTGGGCAGGTATCTAGTAGAATTTACAACACACCAGCGGTTCAGTTCAAGGGAACTGGATTCTATTCAACAGGAGGATAAGATGTGTACAGTATGTGAGAATGGTGGTTGCAGTAATTGTGAGCCACGCAACACAGAGTTACAGTTTGCTAGCGGTAAAGAGATTGAAGAGTTCTATGACTCAGTAGGTGAATCACTCTGGGTAGACCCAGCAGAATCAACGCCTGAATCTTCAGACTGAACGACGTCATCATCGCGGAATGGTTTGAAGCCACCGATTTTATTAATCAGTTTTCTAATGGCTCTCTTGTGGCGCATCCGCACCGCATCTTCTGAACCAATCTCTAACTCTTTGCCAATGTCACCGAACTCCATTGACTCTGCATAGCGTAGGAATAGTATCTTCCTGTCATCTTTAGGCAGTTTCCAGAATGCATAGTCAACCTCAATCATCATAGCCATAAGGTTGCCACCCTCGTTAGGTGCAGATGGACGCCCTGGTCTACCAAGATTTAACTTGTGGGTTACGCCCCACTCCCCGCGAAGTACAGGAGGCAGGAGTGCCTCAACCATATCTGCTTCATAGAAAAATAAATCGCTGGTTTCGTAGCCACCAGACTTTGCTTTCCAATGGTTGCAATAATCTAATGCTTGATTGCGTAGGCTACGATAGATAAGGTTCTTCGCATCCTTGTCACCGATTGCTTCCCAGGTATCTAACTTATTTGGGTGCTCAACAAACCACTGATAGAGAGACTGTCTGATGTCTTCTATGTCAATGGTTGGAAACTTGCGTGAGTATTCAGAACTTACTGCATCAACTACATACTGCCAGTTCTGGATTCTCTCCCACTCGATTGTCATTCAAGTTCCTTCTCAATAGCCTGAATAGTGGGGCAGGGATAAACATAATCTTCATAATCCATTGATAAGCCAGTTGATTCATAAGCCAAACCGAAACAATACCCGCAAACATTTCCAGCATAGTTATCGGTAGGCTTATGCAATTCCACTACTGCACGAAGGGCGTGAATAGATTGTGGGTCACCGTTATATAAAGCAACTTCTAATCTGCGATTGATTTCAATCAGCAATTCATCGTGAGTCATTTAATCTTTGTCCCATCCACTATCTTGAGGAAGGTAACTGGTTTCATCATCTTGTTCTTGTTTGCAAACTCTGTTGTTACTGGCAACCACTTGTCTTCCCACACAATGTTAGGAATTAAATCAAGACGGAAAGACCACACACCTTCTGGCGTGTAGTTAATGTAATAGGGTGTTAACCCAAGTTCAGTAGACTTAGTGATAAGGAAGTCATACTTCTTCTTCTCAAGCAGCAACGTATCGTAGTGTGTGTTGCGAGACTTAAGTTCAATGAACATCTTATACTCATCTGTAATGCAGTCGAAGCCGTCGAATAATTCTGGGGAGTGTACTAAATCTGGGAAGTGCTCTGCCTTTAACCAGTTAAATAACTCCTGCTCTTTCATTCATCCCACTTGCCTCTTAGAACTAGCAGTCCAATGATTGCATAGTTAGCCATATCCTTGAAGGAATCCTCAAGAGATTCGTGCTCAGGGCTTGCGCCACTGTCAATCAAGTTATTAATGCGTGCCAACTTATCGTGCATACGTACACGCAAGCCATTGATTGCACCGCCTGGTGCTTGTGAAATATTCTTCGGACCATAATCTTTGTGCTTAGATATAAGCAGTTCAGATAATTCTTTTGTTATGTTGCCAAGATTTACTTCGAGGTGGAGTTCGCGTGCAACAACGGAATGGCTAACGAAACCATCAATGAAGTTCCCTGAGTCTCCGTCTTTACTACGTTTAAACCCAAGTTTGTTAGATACTGAATAATCTGCCATATTTCCTCACGCTCCGCCTTCGTCGTCATTAGGTTCCTCCGCTAATAGTTGTTGTAAGTCACGGTCAAAGTCCTGTAGTGCAGACTTGACAATCATATCCTCAACCAACTCATCAACTAAGTCGTACCCATTCTCACTAGCAAATAGTGTAACATAAGTAGACTGAGTTATCATTTTGATTTGGGCAGGATTTTCTGCGTTGTCAAATAAGAACCGTAGCATCGACCCTAACATAAGTTTGAAACCAGAGGGCAACAGGTAGTACGGGTCGAAGGTTTCATCCTCATCCAGGTAGTGGTCAATCAGTGCGAACGAATCAGGAAATGTTATGTTGCAGTCGTGGCAATGATTGTGAGGTGGCTCTTCTTCAATGTTCATTTAAACCCATCTTTTGATGGAAGTAGTCAGCACCTTCTTGCACGAACATTGAATTAACATCGTGTCCATCTGGGAGTTGAATGATAGTAACTGGTAATTCTCTGGCAAGACTAGTGGCGAATTGTGTACCAGGCTGGTCTCCGTCCGCGAATATAAACACCCTTTCAAAGTCCGCCAACAATCGTGTGTAGTGCTTCTTCCAACTGTTCGCACCTGGTACTCCAACGCAAGGAATCCCAACGCAAGCAGAAAGAGTAAGGGTGTCCAACTCACCTTCACAAACTCCAATAAAGTCACTGGCTCGCTCCACATCTAGCACGTTGTACATCTTAGTTTCTGCTCCAGTCATACCCATATACTTGGGTTCAACTGCGGGGTTAAGGCTTCTAAAACGTAAGTCTACAACACCAGTCTTAGTTATGTAGGGTATTGATAGTCGTCCCTTGAATCCTTCGTGCCCTGTCTCAGGCTCCGCGACTACGCCTAATGATGCCAGACGTGCTATCTCCAGTGGAATTCCTCTGCTTCTGAGGTAATCTTCCGCCTGATAAATGTTTTCCGCGTACTGTGCTGCTGCTTTCCCCAGTAATTCTTTCTGCAAAACGCTTTGCTTCATTGAAATTTAATCCTTCCTGTCTCACAATAATTTGAATGCTGTTACCTTGTACACCACAAGCAAAGCACATAAAGATATTCTTATCAAGGTTTGCACTACCAGACTGGTGTGTGTCTGAATGGAATGGACATCTAAGATTTACCTGCCCGTGTGTCTGCCTTAGACTGGCACCATAGTGCTCAAGTATTGCTCTTATACTTGGTAGGTCGTTGTCAATTCTTATCACCGTATCCCGCATCTCTTAATAGTTTTACGCCATCTTCTAGTCGTACTAACATAACCCAATCACCCACAGATTTCTCTCCCTGTCCATTGAGTCGCAACACTACTACGCCTAAATCTTTTTCGTTGGCTCTATCTTTCAGTTGTGCAATTGCAGCAGCGGGGTTGAACCCTGTGCGTGCCTTTACTTCCCAATCAATACCAACAGTGCCAGTAACATCAGTGCCACTGCGACCAGCACCAGTACTCTCAGCATAAGGGAAGCCATTGTCAACCAGATAATTAGCCAGTACTTTTTGACTACGATATCCCCGATGTTTACGGGCTTGAGACGCCACTTAGGAAGCACTCTTATCCTTGTTGAGAATGCGAACTGCCCACTCTAATCCAGCGTTGAGTCCGTCGGTCCACTCATCTGTGACTGGTACCTTGGCTGCTAGAATCTTTTCAACAAGTGCTGCAGTCTCACGCTTGACCTCAAGCAATACGAATGCACGCATCTCCTGAGTCATATCGTCTTCTTCTTCTCTTATCATTGCTTATCCATTCTCTGGTATGTCGTCCATAAACATATACTCAGGGTTGAATGCTAGCCACGCTAGCAAATCTCCATTTGCATCTGCTCTTCCGTATCGATTCTTCACAGGGGCAATAGCCATAGAAGTACCAACAACTCCAAGAGTACAGATAAGAGCAGGAAGTTGCGCGACCTTACCTTGAAGAGCCGACCTAGGCTGACAAGGATTTCCAGGTACAGCCTCAGAAGTGTGGTGCAGAATAATGATAGCAGCGTTAGTAGCACGAGCAAGGTATTTCAACTCCTTCATAATCGCACGCATTGATGCAAACTCTTCGCCACCATCTGTGGCAATATCCATTAAGTTGTCTACAAAGATTGCAGTAGGTGGACATCCCCATAGTTCTTCAAATGCTTGAACTTCTTCATCTATATCTTGAAGAGTAGGTGATGACTCAAATGACCAGACAATGTGTGCGCCTCTAGTAAGAGTTGCCTTGGTCCAGCCGTAGTCACTATTCATCAGTGTCTCAACATCAGTCTGATTCTTACCGCTAATCATTGATGCAAGACGCATAGCCATAGTGTGTGCGTTGGTATCTGCTGAAATGTAGAGGCTTGGCACCTTCATCTTGAGGGCTAAAGCCAGTGCCAGAGTGGACTTTCCCACACCTGGAGTACCTGCAAGCATAGAGACTTCTGCTCTACGGAATATAATTTTGTTTGAATCAAGTGAACGAAATACTGGTGGCAGTGGTTCTCCACCAATGTCTGCTCTACCTACAGAACGAACAAGCGTTCTCATTCTTTAGTCTTCTTAGCATCTTCAGTAGCAGCGTTATATCCATCTTTGTAGCCATCTACATATGCTTCTTGTAATAAATACTTAATTGTTTTTTCCATTTGTTTCTCCTGTCGTTGGTTGGAAGAGGGGTAGATATCTTCCCCTAATAAATACCCCTCCACCAATTCTACTTTATGTCAATGTCTAACCATTGACTGGTGAGCACTGCCCTTGGTCTTGTGGTTGCTGACATACCCACATTCGGTAAGGCTTGCCGTTCTTCTTCGAGATTCCCGATAGGAACTTTCGCTCCCCGTGAAGACACGTTGGCGTGGTACCTGATGCTTCCGCTGTCGGGGCGGTTACGAAGGTAGGAGAGGCTTGCTGCACGGGAGTTGAAGTAGGCGTCGCCAAAGGGGCTGCCACTCCTGCACCGTTCAACATTCTTCCTGTTGCTGCAATCTGTGTTGAGTAATCAGAGATTCCCTCTAGCAATACGCTAAGTTCATCTGCAGTATTAGCACGGACATTTACCATATCCCCACCGTTGGTCTTGTAAGAGACCTGTAACTTCCAATCTTCTGCCATTACTTGTCCTCCTTGTTTGCTGCAAAGCCTAGTGCTTCGCGTGCTTCATCTTGAGTAATGATTTTCATTTCAAGTGCAACCAACACATCTTGTGCTGATAGTGTACTTACTTTGTGCATTTATTTTTCCTTCGTGAATTGGCAATGTTCTGTAAGTCCACAGAAATTGCACGATTGTAGGTTCGGTAGAAATATACCAGCCTTGCGTGCTTTGTCAAAGCCATCAACAAAGTATTCAAGCGTGTCCTGTGTATACCTACTTAGGTCAATCATCTCTCCTGTCCCCGACTCACGAGACATCCAGTAGTTTCCTAGATTGACTTCCACACCCAGCATCATCTCGACTCCTATTTTGTAGAAGCCCAACTGAAGGTCAGATTGAGGACGTGCACGAGAAGTCTTTAAGTCGACAATAACTAACTTACCGTCAACCTCAAAAATTCTGTCAATGAACATCTTCACTGGTACTCCAGCGATGACTGGGTTTAACTCTAACTCGATAGCCTTGGCACCCTGAGGTGTCGTCCAGATTTTCCAGTTAGGATTGTTCTTGCGCCATAGGATGTAGTTATCAGTCCATACGGAACCTTGTTCGTACCACCAAGCAGCATCTTCCTTGTTAGGGTTGAGTTTGGTTGCTCGCCCTGCTACTCGTGCAGTGGTGAAGTCAAGACCTTCGGTCTCCTTACGCCACGCTTGTTCCCATAGTGGGTTAGTTGTCATAGTCATACAACTCTGCTGCTAAGTGAAATGCTCGTCCGCCTGCTGACCAGATGGATGGTTCCTCTGGGACCTGCAGTAATCTACCTAGGTAATACTGGTAGCCACAGGTTAGGTAAGTTGTAAATGCTGAGTAACTTATGTGTGCTGGTAGTTCATAACTATCCAATTTTATCATCGACTTCTCCTGTCTAGTAAGTGTTACATAGTCCTCCCTTAGAGGACAGGAGGGTACTCAATAAGGGAGAACTATGTAAATCTATTAAGTTATATATATAATAATAATTATATATTATATCGGCGCTTCGCGCCTATATTAATTAATAATATTTAATTAATAATTTAATTATACACATACCCTGACCCCACTGCAAGTTAGCGACACGCCGTAGAAATGACAAAAAGACCCCCAAGCCATAGGTAATCCTATGACCTGAGGGTCTAAGTGTCTTAAAACCGCCTTGGAAGGCGTATAAAGGGTATTACTTGGAGCCTAGTCCGTACTCTGTTTCAGTCTTATCTGCCCACTTAGCCAATGGAGCGGTTACTCCACCGATAAGTACTGCATACTCAGGCTGAATGTCCATCAATAGGGCTAGACCCATAGTCACGGCTGATGCTGCAACTGCACGGAGGTAGGACTTAAATGCTGCTACTTCCTTTGGACCAATAAACTTCTTGATTAGTTCTTTCATTTTTTCTCTCTCTTCTTAGGTAGTGGCTTTAGTCTTGAGGCTACTAACCTGGCTTGGTCAGCAGTTGAGAACTTAGGCTTGTCCATCCAAGGAAACCAAGGTGATGTGTCATCGCCACTGGTGTCGTTGATTGATATATGTAAATGCTTGTTGTGTTGGTTTACTCCGTCGTACTTGAGTTCACCCTTCTTAGCAGACCAAATCTTTCCCTTAAAAATCAGGTACTTAACTCGCTTGTCTGACTGTAAGTTCTCGTAGATTTCGTGGCAATCAATCCCATTTGCTGGGTCGTGTGTCAGGTCTACTGCATATCCTGTGTTGTGGTCAGAGTCAGGATTCTGTTTGATATGTGCTGGGGACGGCAGGAGTCCATCGGACGCTTTCACGCGCTTGGGCTTGAGCGCTGTCGCTTGCCGTAGTACGGCTATCGCAGCAGGAGTGGCTTTCTTTGCAACAGGCTTCATTCATTCTTCCCTCTTTGTAACATCATCTGGTAAAGGATTTCTACTTTTTCTTCTAGTCGGATAACCGAATCTTTGAGACTAGAGCCTGAATTGGGCTTAAGTTCGTAGAGATAATGCTTGACTAACCACCGAACTGAACCAGCAAATGCAGATACAATTGCTATTACAGATACGATTAGTCCAGCCCAATTTGCTGCAGTCATTTGCGCTCCTAAGAGTTATACGGTACGGATAGTGATTTGTAGGATTCCACCAAAGCCATCGAACCGCTTGTCAGGTGGGGTCAATCGTGTGAAGGTTACCTGCTCGATAACAGCCTGACGAGATTCACCAGTTGTTAAGTCTTGCCAAGTAACCACGTCGCCATTGGCTTCAATGTCTTCCAATAAACGAATCTTGTCGAAGGCTCTGCCTTCGTAACCAAGTAGTACGTTGTATCGGTCAGTCTCAATGTCATAGCAATAGACAGGGAACTGCACTACACGCTGACGTGGAGTAGCAATCGTTGCCTTTGCTTGATAACCCTTAAACAATGGACCTTTGCTTGGGTCGGTACCATCGCGGTACATAATGAACTTGTAAGCCAAGTACTCTTGTGCAGACGATGGAGAGGATGTTGTTACCTCAGGTGCACCAACTGATGAGTCATAGGAGATGACGTCATACTCTGTGCCTGCTTCATCTACCGTATCTAATGTCATAGAACCATATGTAAAGTCACCACGTCCCAAGAGACGCTTGAAGTTCTTCTTCTCTAGTGTGTTGTAGCGGATATTGCCAGTAGTTAAGTATCCATTAATTGCTAACTCTGACAGGTTCTCCATATAAACAGAACCAGTAGTTGCAACAATTGCTGCAGAAGATGTGACTGCTGTAGATGCTACATTTGTAGCAGTCTTGGCGTATGTAAATGTTGTGGTAGTTGGCACAGTTGTTACTATGTGTTCACCATTAAATGTCGAATCGACACCCTCAACCCAGATAGAATCATTAACTGCTAGGTTATGTGCTGCACTTGTAGTCAGTGTTGCCACATTGCTAGTCAATGCCTTGTTAACAATCGTTCCTGCAGAGGTAGCAGATGTAGTAAATGCTAACTGCTCAGTGCCATTAACAAAGGCGCAGCCTGTTGTTATATGGTTTGTAACTCCTGGGTAATAGATATCGTTAGCGTAAGCAAAGCGAAGTGTTTCTATTTCTGTACCTAGGTCCATACGGATAACTCCAGGCTCACCATCGACAGAGGTAGCACACCATACGAAGCGGTCACGTGCTGCAAAGTCAAAGCAAGGCTGAGTTGTTTCTACGATAAGTGGACCATAGTTAAGAGAGCCGTCAACTTCAGATACTGCTGCTGCTCTAATACCCTTGTTGGTACCAATCATCATAAAGCCTAGGTAGTAGTAAATCTTGTGGACAATCTCACCTACTGGTAGTTCTGCTGCAACTACGGCTGCAGATAGAGTAGGCATAACTCCAGATGTTGACAGAGTAAACTTCAAGATTGTTGACTGGATACCGTTGTAGCCTGATACGTAGATAGAAGAACCAGATGCTGCAACTGATGTGAATACGTGAGTCGTAGATGGATGTGTATAGACAGGGCTTGGCATAAGAGTGGCAGATGATGAGAACTCATATACCTTGTTATCAGCACACATAACGATACGCTCTTTGATGTACTCCATAGTTGCGTTAGCAACTAATCCAACTTCATCAAACATTGTGGTTACATCTGCAGTAGATGCTGAGGTACCAGTCAGAGGCTTCTTGTAAACAGTCTTCTTGGTAGCAGTATTAGTAATCCAATATGCGTAGGTACCATCATCACAAATTCCATAAACTGCTGCTGCAGAGCCAGAGTTGTAATCAATAAAGTGAGTGATTGTTCCGTCTGCTGAAATCTTATCTACATCGTACTCATCCCAGAGTAGTACACCTGCTGTGTTGTTCCATTTGATAGAACGTACAGACTGGAATGGTCGCCCATTGGAACGAATGCTGCCAGTAGTAATATGTTCTGCAGCAACATTGTTCAGTAGAGTTACTTCGCCTTGGTTAAATACATCTACACCTTTGCTATCTGCAAAACGATAGTGACCAAATGGGTCAGATGTTTGTGGGTCAAAGTAGACAATGCCTGTACCACCGTGGAAAGAAGACTGGCTACGAATCCACCAACCAGTTAGCGATTGCTCGCCTGGTTCTGTTTGGTTGTCGAACTGGTCTTTACGAAATGGTGCTGTCTGTCTAATGTATGGTCGTGCATCACTAATCGCATAGATGAATGGGAGTCCACCAATTGCTACATCATAGTTGATGTCAGTGTTCTGCCAGATTGCACCGTCTGAAACGATACCAATATCAGTTGCGATGGCTCGCGTTGGACGACCTTCGGTAATATCACGACCAGCCACTTAGACTCCTTAAGGTTTGTCTTGCTCTATTTTCTTCTTTAATGCTTGCCAACTCCAGAAGAGACCGTAGTAATCGGCATCTAATGAGAATCGTTTCATATGCTTTACTAGCGCACCAGTGTGTGCGTATAGCGGAATGCCTGCTTCTTTCATCTTGCGGAAGAACACAATGTCCTCGCCCACATACTTATCTCCCAAACCTTCTTGTTCTGCAAATAATGATTGGTTTGGGAACTTGGCACGTAGTGCTGGTATTACAGACTTATGCATCAAGACGAAACCAAAACCTGCAGAGTCAACTGGTATTACTTGATTCTCAGGCAGTGGGTGTACGTGTTGAATTGTGTGTTCGTCTACATTGTGGAAAAGCGCAGGAAACGGTTGGGCTAATGTGCCTTCGTTTTGTTTGGAGATAAAGTAAGTTCCAGTTACTACTGGCTTGCCAATCTTGTCTGCTGCATCCCACACCTTTGCCAGTACGTGGATATCTATAACGATGTCTGAGTCAACCCATAAGAGCCAATCAGTTTTGATTTGGTCTGCCCAGTAATCAAAGAGTACTTGACGTTGACGACCAATCTGATTACCCTGTACTCGCATACTGTGCGTAATCTCAATGCCGTTGGCAGGTGCTTGAAGGGCTATGGAAACCATACCCTCTGTGAATTTGCCATCAGTATTACCGTTGTCACACCAACCTATTGCTACTGTTCCCTTGTTTACTTTAGCCATTATTGTCCCCTTATTTAAGGCAAGCTTGCCTATACACTATTGTAACATACCTTGTCAAGTAAGCAAATGTTAGTTGAGCAGTTTGAATCCGTGCTGAGGGATAAGTTTTATTCTGTTGGCTCTTCCAATTCTGGAGTAACAATATTTTGTGGACCTTCAATAAACACATCATTTATTGAATCATAAATATCTCCAGCGCCAGCAAACTTACCTCTAATCCTATGATTAAAAGATGTTTGTATCCAGTTTCCAGTTAAACCAAGTTCATTTAAGTATTCATTGCCTCTGTGTTCTTCTTCATTAGGAACAACTAAAACACGAACTACTGTATTGTTTTCATCTACTTGTGCAAAATGTGCCATTGTCTATTCTCCTTATGACCAATATATAACTCGGCAGTAACCTGAACCACCAGCACCGCCATTGCCAACAATTGAACTGCCGCCACCCCAAGCAGAACCTCCGTTGCCACCATTACCAGAGTTTGCTTGTCCTGAGCCACCAGTTACTGCTTGTCCATTGCCAGTTGGAAATGTAACTGGAACGCCGCTATAGCCTGAAATTATAAAGGCTGTTTCAGAAGACGCTATTCCAGGAAGACCTCCAGCGCCGTAACCATCTATTCCTATACCACCAAGAATAGAAAACTGGGTTATTACTCCACCACCGATTGGCGGAATTGAAGCGCCACCAACACCTGGAGTGTTAGAACTGCCTTGAACGGATGCAACTGTTCTTGATTGACTATTATAAGAAGCCTCAAATGGATTGGTGCCAGTTTGATTCCAACTAGCAGGACCACCAGCGCCACCTCCAGGAGACCCTGGTGTATTCTGACCAGTATTTACAGCCGATGTACCAAAACCACCAGCAGTTCCACGACTTGTTCCTGCTAGAGTGCTAGATTCATTTTTTCCACCACCGCTACCCCCACCTAATGCAGTTAGCAATGCGCCAAAAGAACTATCTCCACCAACAGAGCCAGCAACACCTGTGCTTGCACCACCTGCACCACCAGCGCCAATGGTTACTGTATAAGAAGTATTAGGAGTTACTGGTAAAATTGCTTTTCTTACAGTTCCACCACCGCCACCGCCAGCAGAGTTACGAGCATCGGTGCCAACTATACGGCAAGAACCACCACCACCGCCACCGCCAACAAGTAAAATTTCTACAGTAGTACAATTTGCTGGAGCAGTAAATGTTCCAGTACTTGTAAATTCTGTAACTTTTTGAGTTACGCCGCCACCAGCGGCTACTAATGAGGATACAGCCATTATGAAATCTCGCTTCCGAACGCATTGAATGACATACTTGCAGATGATGCATATACAGTAATGACATCAGTTGCACCAAGTGTGACACCAATAGTAATCATAGTTGAGTTGTTTGCTGTGATAGCAGAGTCATAAGCAATGTAATGCTTTGCTGCTAATGTTTCACCCGCAGGGCGAATAGCAATACGGTATGAACCTGCTGAACCTGCCTGATTAGAAACTGCAATAGTTGATACTACTGTCTGTGTGCTTGCTGGTACAGTATATAGAGTTGTTGCTGTTGTTGCGCTTGGGGCTACTTGCCCTAATACTTTATAAGTTGTTGGCATTTGTTATGCTCCCATTGTCATTAGTGCTGTCGGGTTTGGGTCTGTTTGAAGACTAAGCGTTACAGTACCTGATGTACCACCACCGCTAAGTCCAGTACCAGCAGTTACGCCTTGAATATCAGCAGATGCGTTGTCTGCATTTACGCGGGCTTTAGTCATTATGCACCTTCAATCGCTGTTTGCTCATTAACTGTTGAGTCAACATTGACTGCATCAGATACTGGTGTATAGAACTCGTCATTGATTTCATCGTAGATGTCGCCAATTCCTGCAAACTTGTTACGAATGTTTCCATTGTAAGATGTTTGAATCCAGGTTCCACCCAAGTTACAATCATTGGCAAGAAACTCTTGCCCACGATGTTCGTGTTCATTTGCTACTACTAGTACGCGCAGTACTACATTGTTTGAATTTATTTCTGCAAAATGTGCCATCATATCTCCTTATGACCAATAATTAATTTCACAATAACCTGAACCGCCAGCACCACCATTGTAAGCAGTAGAATTTGCTGAACCAATCCCACCTCCGCCACCGCCAGAATTAGCACGAGCATTCGTGGTCATATTTGTTTGGTTATTTAAGGCATAAGCACCATTTCCACCACCACCAAATCCATAAAGTGCTGGACCACCAATACCTACGGAAGCACTTGAACCAGAGTTATCTGTTGACATACCAACACCTCCAGCACCACCACCACCGCCGCCAGAACCATAATTTCCAGTTGCGCCACCAGAACTTCCACCGTTAGCAGGCACACCACCTATCCAACCGCTTCCACCCATATATCCGCCACCATAAGCATTTGTTCCAGAACCACCTGCGCCGGGAGTAAGACCGCTTGGTGCACCACCTCCGCCACCACCGCAAGTTAATAAAGAACCAAAACTTGAACTTGTACCTGTACTACCTACCGCAGTACCTGTACCACCAGCACCACCTGCGCCAATTACAACAGAATATGAAGTGCCTGGTACAACAGTTAAAAATTGTTTTACTACTTGTCCACCACCACCTCCGCCACCTGCATCACCAGGGTTTGCTGTTTTTCCAGCACCACCTCCGCCACCGCCAACAAGTAAACATTCAATTGTTGTTACTCCAGTAGGAGCAGTCCAAGATGTAGTTCCAGATGCAAATGTTTGAAATTTTTGAGTTAAGCCGCCACCAGCGGCAGGAAATACTGCTACTCCCATATTATGATACCTCCACGCCTGAGATGTGGAAATTGACAGCAGTATTACTGGCTCCACCTTGAATAGTATTTGTTGCTGCAAGCACTTGCTTAATGTCAAATGTTGCAATTGAGTTGGCAGCAATAGAAACACCTGCTGCTAACTTTGTACCATTAAGTGCTAAGTCAAATGTGTATCCACTTGCACCAGTGTTGGTAACAACAATATTAGTTACAACTGCAGTTGTTGCAGAAGGTACCGTGTATAGGGTAGTTGTTAGTGTAGTTGTTGCTGCTCCTCGGAACAGCGCTTTAGTTGTTGTAGCCATTAGTTACTACCTTTCGCTTAGAGTGCGCCCATAAAGATGAGTGTCAGTTCGTCTGCCACACTTCCTGGACCGTTGAGTACTACGTCGGTTAATCCTGAAATTGTTGTAATAGTTACACCAGATGTTACTACAGTTGTACCTAAAGTAGGTGCTGAGTAGCCTGAAATTGTTGTCCATTCAATTCCATCTGCTTGAGCAGAGTTGGCTGTAAGAACTTGTCCATTACTACCTACTGCTTGCGCAGCATAAGTTCCAGCAGCGGTACCTACAAGGATTGCTCCCTTTGCTGTGTACGCTGTATTAGGAACTGCTGTAGCCAAATCAAATGCTGTGAATGTAATAATTTCTAGCACATCACTTGCAGATAACGCTGGAGATAATGCTGTAATACTTGTGCCACTTGTTGCTGTATAGTCTTGGGTGCGCACAAGAAGCACACCATTAAGATATACTTGCTCATAACCTACAAGATAAGAAAGAGTTAAACCGTTATCATCTGGACCAGACTTTGAAGTTTCTCCGCCAGTTGCTGTGTAACGGTAACGATAGATTGCTGCAGTTGAGGAAATAGAACCCCAAGCAGAACCCGACCAAGCAAACATAGTAGCGCTAGGGGTGTTCCAATACAAAGCACCTGTAATAAGTGCATTACCATCATTGTCTAATGTAGGTGGAGTTGATTTAGCGCCTAGATATCTGTCATCAAAATTGTCATAAATTATAGCAGCATCAGTTGCACTTGTAGCAGCAGACGATGCTGAAGTAGCAGCGGATGCCGCACTAGTAGCAGCCGCACTTGTAGATGCGGCAGCAGATGCTGCACTTGTTGCAGCGCTGTTGGCTGAAGTTAAAGCATTAGATGCATATGTAGCAATAGTTGCTACTGAGTTAGCAGCAGTTGTTGCAGATGCTGCAGCGCTGGTTGCTGACGTTGCTGCAGCCGTTGCGCTAGCAGCAGCACTTGTTGCGCTAGTTGCGGCAGCAGTTGCTGAGGCTGCAGCCGAAGTTGCAGATGTAGCAGCAGCAGCAACAGAACCTGCCATAGATGCTGCTGAAGCAGCAGCGCTTGAGGCACTAGTTGCTGCAGAACTGGCTGATGTTAAAGCCGATGAAGCCGATGTAGCAGCATTGCTGGCTGAAGTAGCCGCGCTGCTTGCTGAGGTAGCAGCAGAGGCTGCCGATGTAGCCACGGCTGAGGTAGCCGCCGCTGCAGAGGCAGCAGACGTAGCAGCCGCAGTAGCACTAGCAGCCGCGCTAGTCGCGCTTGTAGCCGCTGCTGTAGCGCTTGTAGCGGCACTTGCAGCAGAGGTTGCTGCTGCTGTTGCTGATGTCGCAGCAGAACCAGCAGATGTTAGTGCTAAACTCGCAGATGTGGCTGCGGAAGTAGCAGATGTAGCAGCGCTCGAAGCGCTGGTAGCAGCAGATGCAGCAGATGTAGATGCTGCAGTAGCAGAACCAAGAATAGAGTCAACATAGTCTTTAGGTGCAGCAGATGATGCTGACATTCCAGCAGATGACAAACCAGTAATAACTGGGCTACCAGAAATAATAGGACTTGTTAAAGTTTTATTAGTCATTGTCTGAGTAGCGGTAAGAATTGCAACAGTGCCAGTTGTATTAGGCAAAGTAATTGTGTTGTCTTGTGTTGGGTCAACTACAGTAAGAGTAGTTTCAAATGCATCGGCAGTGCTACCTTCAAACACAATGCTTGCATCTACACCAGCACCAGTAAGAACTGGAGCGGTAAGAGTTTTATTAGTAAGAGTCTGTGTAGCATCAGTACCTACTACCACACCATCTGACGAACCAAGTCCGTGCATAGCGTGTGTACCAGTACCATCGTTGTAAGCACCAGTTGCTTCAATATGAAGGTTGGCTTCGCGGAAGTCACGACCAATTGCCATATGTCGAACAGCAGCACCAGCAGAGTGAGCCTGACCAGTACCTGCATTCTCAACGCCACGGGTGATTGTTAATACGTTAGTACTAACAGCCGTGACATCTACAATTTCTTCAAGGGCTGTATCTGGGTCAATGACAACAGTAAATGTTGTACCAGCGGGAACGGTTGCTCCACCAAGTAACGCTGAGCCAGAGACTACAGTACAACTTGTTGCTGTATCTGTAATACCTGCTGCTAGCGTAGTTTGCTGTGAGCGTGAGGAATATTTTCTTGTTGTCATTTATTTACCTATCGGCTGTAGTGAACGCGGATTGGATACTGGGATTGTTGTCTTGCTGTTTCTTCGTTAAGGCGTTGTGTATAGAGTGCGTAGAGTTGCTTGGTAGCAGTCTGTGATGCACCGAATGGACGCTTGCTATCTGTCTCATCAGCCTGAGGACTTACTTGAGACGCACGTGCTGGGTCTAGGTAAGTCAACAGGCGATAAGAAGCACCTAAGATTGCAACATCGCGTGTTGAATTAGGTAATCCTGTTTGTGTTGCATAGTCTTGTGTATTGGATGTAAACGCCACTGGGTCAGTTGCATAGATGACCTTAACTGTGCGACCTGGTTGAACAAAGTCACCGATAGTTACAGTCTGTGCATTAGAACCAAATGCTGAATCAGATGCAATAGAGTCCCAAGACCAACGACGAACTGGGAACCATTCCTGTGATGGTCCAATATCCTGCCACATAATTGTCATAATGTTATTGATATTTAAACCATTGAATGCATAGGTAGTCTGTGCTGCATTAAAAGTAAATGTTGTTGTCTTGACTGCAAAGATATTAGAGCCAAAGGCTGCGATAGTATCGTTGAGTGCTTTTTTGACAACGTAGCGTGGGAATGTAGGTGTGATAGTAACCTTAGCCCCAGCGGTATGTGCTGCTGTTGTTGTGCCTAGGTAGCCACGACCCCAAGGTGGAACTGTTGCAGTATTAGATACGCGGTCAAAAGAATCTAACCAGATGAGTTCCTCATCGATTTCAATTGTTCCCTTACCGATATTATCGGTAGATGCCAACTGAAGAATAGTAGGGCTAGCAATAGTAGATGGAGTACTGGTTACATTTTGTGTAATGTAAGTTGCTCTGTCCTGCTGGTATGTATAACCTGCAAGATTGATGAGCACTTCATCAATCATACTTTCAAGTGTTGGCATTAGATAGTCCTCAATGCTGCAAGAGCAGATAGTCCAGTAGTAGATGCTAACTCGTTACAGATAGCATTAAGGTTTTTAAAGTTATTAGGTTGACGGTTAGCATCAGCCTTGTAGTTCAGAGCAGCAATTAAGCCCTTGCCTGTTGTCCCAGCCCAAGCATTGGCTGCGCCTTGTGACTCCTTGAACGCAGTCATTAGTGGATAATTACCACCATTTGCCAAACGATTAAGTTCAGCACAAAATGATAAACCTGGAATACTAGCCATTACTTAGCCTTTCTTTTAACTGCCGCGTTGTCTACTAAGTTTGGATAAGGTCGACCTGCTGCCTTAGCCCTAGCCTTTGCTTTTGCTTTTTGTGCAGCAGTCAAAGGTGTTGATTTCTTATTAGGATTCTTTGTATCCCAGAATGATTTCTTCTTCACCACTTCACCTTATCTGCCCAGTAGGCAGCAGACATCTTGCCCTTGGCAATATTCTTTGCGTGCCTAGCCTTGAATGATGCTTGACGTGCTGTTGGCTTTTTATCGCCAGTAACACCCTGCTGACCAAAGCGAATAGTTTTGACCTTATCGCCTTCTTTAGCCACAACAACGTGTGACTTCTTTGGATGACTTGGTGTGCGCTTAGGCTTGTTAAAGCCTGACACTCCTGCTCGCTTTAGTCTTGGGTCCATTACTTTTTATTCGCTTTCTTAACAGTCTTTTTCGCTTTTGACTTGCCTGCCTCAGAGAGAGCAATAGCAATAGCCTGCTTACGAGATTTAACAATAGGTGCCTTCTTTGGTCCCTTAGGATTAGCCCCTGCGTGTAGGGTTCCGCGCTTAAACTCACCCATAACCTTTTGTACTTTGTTCTTCATTTTGTAAAGTTCTTGTTTCTTGAACGTGATAGGTCTGATGCTTTCTTGACCTCAGGGATGGTAAGTCCTGGATACTTCTTAGCGATAGCAGCACGTGCTTGTGCTTCTGCTGCTGCAACACCTGCATCAGATGTACGCTGCTGAATTGCCTTAATTGCAGCAGGTCCAGTTGCAGTCTGCGCTGCTTTAAGAGTTAGATATTCCTTGCGAAGTTTCTGAAGGTCATCCTTTAGTTTCTTCTTCTGTGCTGGAGTCTCTGCTGTGTCTACTAAATATGAACGAGCAACATCGTACTTGTCGTACAAAGTGTAGTTAGGTAATCCCTTTGCCCAAGATGGAGTATTTGCTGCCATTTACTTTACCATCTTCTTTGCAGTCTTCTTAGCAACAGCCTTCTTTGCAACCTTCTTGACCATCTTCTTCTTGCCGTATTCCATCATCATTTCCTTAGCGCCTTCCATCTTTTCGTGACGCTTCATCATTGACTTTGACTTGTACTTCTCGCCTTTAACTGACATTATATTGCTCCCACTTCTTTGAGTACCTCTACCGATTTTTTATTGATGTCTTGCGCCTTGGGCATCGTGTTAGCGTCGTAAGGTTTATTGAGAGCCTCACTAGCAGCGTATGCCTGTTCAATGTGTCTGTGTGTTGTTCCTGCTGGTTGGATTCCTTGTGCCCTCGCATCGCGGTAGGCACTGAGTTCTCCAGTCCACTTCTTGTCAGACACATCTCTTGTTGCATCTCCTGCATTCATCTGCAGGGTTTTGACCTTGCATCCAAAGCAATCTTCATCGCAGTTGGTGTGGTCAATCTCTATATCTTCGTGTTCAAATGGTTTATCTTGTGTTGCATCACAGAGGGAACATCCCCACAGTATTGCCTTGAAGTCGTGTGTCTCTGTGAATCCAAACTCAAGAACCTTGCTGATATGAATGTGTTCCATTTGTCCCTATACCTCTGTAAAGTTTGCCTCTGTAACTCCAACTCCACCAGCAATTAATGCTGCCTTTGTTGCGTCATCAACGTTGTAGTTTCTTCCACCGCGATACACCATCTCAAAGGTTGGCAGGTCTGAGTCAAGGATGTAGCGCTGTTGGGAGTAAACTCCATTTTGTTTTACGATTGACACGCCTACATCTAATTTATAGAAGTAAAATAGACGTGCTCCACCAATAGGACCTTCTTGTACTGTTGGTGTTTTGAATAGCCAAGTAGCCATTAGTCCTCCTTAGTGAACTCACCACAAGGCTAGATTGCCCTAGCCCTGCAGTCAATTAACTACTAGAGAGCAGCGATTGATGAGCCTGTTTCAATGCGATACAGTGCTTCTTCACGGTAGCGTGCAAAGCCGAGTACGCCGTACCAACCCATTGGGCGGAAACGCATCAACTTGTCAACGACTGGTCCGATAACAACGTGTGGTTCTTCAGCAACAGCCTGAGCCATTGCTTGCTTTCCAGCAACGATTGTTGAGTAAACGCGAGTTACAGGTGTAACAGTTAGAACTGTAGATACTGTAACTGCAGCAGAGTTAGCAACGTCAACAGTAAATGTTGTTGTTGAACCTGATGTTGCAATTGCAGTAATCTTTGCGCCTGAACCGACGCCTGTACCTGAAATCTTGTCGCCAACTTCAGCGCGTGTAGCGATAACAGAAGATGAAGCAACGCCGAATGTGAATGCGGCTGAAACTCCTGCTGATGTTACTGCTGTTGTTGCTAGTGTTGACTGGTCTGCACCTGTCTTAGCAGAGTACAAACGTGGTGACTCTACGAAGAATGCGCCTTCGTACTGTCCAATTTCTCCAGCCCAGATGTTATCTGGTGATGAGTAATTGTGTGGGTCGCGCCATCCTGCTGCGCCTGTCTCTGCACGAAGGTCGTGTGAAACTTCTGGGTGAATACCTGTCCAGTATAGTGAACCCTTGCGGTATGCAGCCTTGTTTGAGCGCATCTTAGCAACAGCCTTACGGATGTCTGCTGAGTCTAGTGTTGCAGCAGCAGTGATAGTTGCTGTTGATGTAGCAGTTGAGCCACCGTAGATTACGTTGCTTCCGCCGTTAAGTGTTGTCATTGCAACCTGGTCGATTGAATCTGCAAGGTTGAATGCGATGATGTTAGCAACTGCTGGGTCTACGTCTGCTAGAGAGAAGAGTTCCAAAGCACGTGTTACCAATACAGAGTTACCGTACTCGTTAAGAGTAATTGTAACTGTGTTAGGTGTTGATAGAGCAACTGAATCTGGGTCAACTGTCTCTGTCAATGTGCTTGTTGCTGCTGTTAGGTCAACGTACTTCTGTAGAACTACAGTTGAGCCTGGAATTGATTGCTGTGCTGGTGTCTTGTCTGCGACTGAACGAATTAGTGGTTCGGCGCGGAGAGCGAACTCAAGAAGACGGTCATACGCCTTCTGTACAAGACCTGCACCGCCGACTGTACCACCAAGAGTGGTAGAGCCTGTGGATGTATATGCGTTAGGCATATGCGGTCACCTCCAAGTGACTATGAACGGATATGATTATTGTGAGCGTAGAATTGCCAGAATGTCTTCTTCAGACGTTGCCTGTTGCATTCTGTATTCAATATCGTTTGCTCGGTCAGGGGTCATTGCGTTCTGTGTAACCAAGTCCTGGTTGCGTAATGCAGCACGGTCTTCTTGACTTACAGCAGAACTATCTTCGTTAACCGTTAGTCCGAACAAGTCTGCATTATCATCGAGCCAGTTAGAAACTGATTCTTCGTTAATGTCATCCAAGTCCTTCATTACTAAACGGGCTGCTTTAAGATTGACGCCCTTCTTTTCTAGTACTGACTTGACAGTTGCCTCACGCTGCGACTTGGAAAATCCCTCAAGTTGCTCAGTGAGTTCCTTAATACGCTTCTCGTCAGCACGCTTGGCTTTTCGCAACTTTTTAAGTAAGTCGCTTCCATCCATAGGTGCTTCATCGATTGTGTCTAGGTCATCGTCTTCGTCGTCCCAGTAGTTGTTGCTCATAGCAACGCCACCCTTCTATTCGTAGTTAGTTCGCAAGCCTCAGGTTCCATTCGGGGAAATGGTCTGGCTCTCACTACCAGTCTTATACGCCAACGGGGCTGGTGGGTCCGTTAGGATTCTATTTTTAGATTACGCGGTTTGCTCTTGATTGTGATGCTAGGCTCTTAGAACCAATAGTTCCAGCCTTAGCAGCAAAACGTGCTTCTTCTTGCTTAGTTAAATCTTCTAGTTTCTTAAGTTCTGTAGCAGACTTATTAATAACAGCACTTGTCAAGCCAGTAACTCCTATTGATTTCACTCCAGAAATCTCAGCAAGTTTCTGCTCTGTCTCTCGTGCTCCAGCAATCTGTCCGAATTGTCCTAGTGTGCTGGCGTATGTGCCACCACCCTTAGCAATCTGTTGTGCTTGCTCAAGAGTAATTCCACCAGGAAGTGCTGTGCTTGCTTCAAGTCCTTGTGCACCTGCACCTGCAAGCACTTCATAACCAGCAAGTTCTTGTTCAAGTTGCTTAGCACCTTTATCACCCAAAGCCAAAGCCTTAGCAAGTTGAGTACGGTCAAGAGTTGGAAAATATCTTCCTACTGTCTTCTTAACAACATCTGGTGCTGTATCGATACGGTCAAAGATTGCTGTGATTCTGTTACCAAACTCTGTAGCAGATACACCTTTACTAAGAACATCTCCCAGGAACTCTTCATTAGCCAAGTCACCCAAGTTAGACGCCTTAAGAATGTCGCCCATCTTTGATTCAGTTGCAAAGTATTCAGCAACAGTAGGCACAGTAACTGCCTTACCCTCTTGCTTCATTTTCTGAAGTGAATAAATTCCTTTAAATCGCTTTGCAAAGTCAGCCATTGCTGGGTTCTTCTCTGACTCAAGAACAGCCATATTAAATGCTTCTTCTGGAGTAGAGCCACTCTTAGTAAAACCAGATACAGTTTTATATAGTTGGCTAACCCAAGGCTTGGTCATTTCTGCTGGACCAAAGAATAATGATAAAGTATTTTTAAAGATGTCAAATGCTGTACCGCCAGTGCTTCCACCAGTATCTACAATAGTCCCACCACCAGTGCCAAGACCAGTTCCTGCGCCAGTTCCTGTTCCTATTCCAGTAGCAGCATTTGTGACATTAAATGCTTTATTTAAATTATATTCTGGTGAACCAAATATTCCTACAGAGGCAATATTAATTTTTCTTCCATCAGTACTTCCAATGCCGATTTGGTTAGTAGAACCTTTACCAGAAAGAAGGTTTCCATTTAGGTCATAAAGACTAACGCCATTAGAATCGTTGACAACAACAACATCACCACGGACATAAGCGTTACCGCCAGGTTGTGCTCCCTTATCCATTTCTGCTTTAATTAAATCTGCATACTTAATCTCTGCTGGAGTCTTTCCTTTTTCGAGACCCTGAACACTTCTCCCAGCATTAGCAAAATCAACTGCTTGCTTAACTCCAATAAGATTATCTGTTGGTACTTTTGAACCGTCAGCATAGTAGAAGCCAACTGTATCGCCCTCTATTTTGTAGTAAACGTCTTTACCAGTTGCATCCTTGCCAGCAGAAGAACCGCCTTCACGGATAGTTGCAATTGGTGACCTATCTGCTTCAGATGTTCCATATCGAACAGTGTTATCGCCTGCTCCAACTTGTCCAGGCTTTAAGCCTGAGCCAGCAATAAGGTTTCCCTGGGCATCATAAACATTGCCACTTACTGTAGTACGTGTATCTGGAATTGGCGTACCAATTGGATATACTTCCTTGTACTCACCAACACCGCCTGAACCAGTACGAACATACTCAAGAGTTGCACCACCAGTAACACCCTCTTGTGTTAACTCTGGCTTAGGTTGGTCTTTGTAGCCCTGAGTTAAACGAGCATTTGCTTGAGCATATGTTTCGCCTTCTAGTCTTGCTTCTTTAGAAGTACTCTTAATACCAGCAGCAACTTGTTCTGCTGTCTTAGCATCGATTTCTGCCTGAGTTAATGCTGATGCCTTGGTAGGAGTTACAGTCATCCCAAGTAATTTTTTTTCTTCATCTGTTAAAGTTTGACCAGACTGTAACTTGCGTAATGCGGTTGTTGTGTCTGCCATTATACTCCGAATCCCATCGCTCTAGCAACGCCTACTGCGGAGTCGCGTGCACCTTCTTTTGCCCAACTTGCTTTTTCTGAGTTAGGGTGATTCTTTAAATATGTAACCCAGTCAGAGATTGAACCCATTGGTACATTTCCTGCTGTTCCATCTGGACGGATAAACTTGTCCAGGTCTGGATTATCTAGGTCAACAGTGTTAGGGTCAATTTCCCAGTACTTAGCCATCTGTGTAATGTATGGCTCGACAACATCCATAACAGTTAAGCCAGGAGTGTCTTGTAGTCTCTTTGCAAACAGTGGGTAACGTAGTGCAGCCTTGGCTCCTAGGTCTTTCTTAAGAGCATCAATAGTTTGCTTGCCTGAAGCAAGTGCAACACCAAGGGCGTTGATTTCTTTCTGACTTAAATCAGATATTCCATTAGCCTTAAGTATGCTTTTGAGAGAAGAAATCTGTGTGATTGCGCTAGATGGTAACTTAGTTGTGTCCGCAAAGTTGACCTTTGCCCACAAGAAAGACTCTGTAAAGTCCTTAGCATTAAACAGTGATGGAGTAACAACAGTCTCTGTACCACCAGTGGCAGCCTTACGAGTAGTTGTCTTGCCAGAAGCCTTAGCCTCAGTGTTTAACTTATTAAAGAACTCTGCTTTATCAGCATCACTAAGTTGATTAATATCAAAGCCAATTGTTTCTGCAATTTTACCAAGCAGCGCCTGGGCAGTAATTGGGTCGTACTCTGTGTAGGTTACGCTTTCGCCATTAACAGCAGGAGAGTTCTTGGTTAAAACATCTAAGACGTCCCAAGGACTTTGCTTCTTGCCTTCTTTAAAGGCAGCAATAGCACCATCTACGATGTCATTCCATAGGGCTTGACGAGCAGTATCTGTTGGTTGCTTGTTAGCAACAGTAAGCAAATATTGTGTTAAAGCAACCTGTGAACTAGATGGGAGTTTAGCAAATGACTTCTTGATTACAGAAGCGTCAGCCTTGACTAAGTTACCCTTTGCATCTGGCATCCAGATGTAAGTAATCTTAGGACCCTTTTCCTCCTTTTTAGGAATGACAATCGTCGGAGGTGGTGGTAGTGGTGTCACTTCTTAGGCTCCTTTATATTTAAACTATCATTGCTGTAATAGCGTGTAATGATTCTTTGTAGAGTTGGGTCCCATAGAGGAAGACTTTCCTCAAGATATAGTTGCCATTGCTCTTCAATTTGACCCTTGTATCCTGATGGGGCAGAAAGTCGAGCCTTGCCAAATGAATCTCTGTATTCGATGAATGCTTTAGCGTGAGTCCAGAACTGTGTGTTGCCAAACTTCTTCATAAACTTGTCATCATTTACAAGTGTCTTAAGACCAACAGATTGTAGGTATGCGCTATCCTTAGCGGCTCCGCCACCTGCATACTCAATAAACCATTCAGGGCTTGTAGCACCAAGAGTCTCAGCATATGCTCTGAGTTGGTCCTTAAACTCTGGAACGCTAAGGTAACTTGCTACCTTTAACTGTTCTTTTGCTGCCTTGTTTAGTGAGTCTTTAAACTCTGTATAGGACTTCCAAAGACGTGACTTAGTAAGTTCATCCTCAACCATTTGTGGTGTCTTAAGTTGTGAGTTAAGAACAGTTCCACCAGGAAGAGTTGCATTAGGGTCATTAAGGAACTTGCTAATTTGAACACTATAATCTTTTGGCAAGTCAGCAGTCATCAACCCAACAAGTGATGGGTCAAGACGCTCTAGTTTTTTAGCAAGTCCAGAGAAATCTTCATAAATTCGGCTGTAAGCCTTCTGACTTGCTGGGAAATATGCAATCTTATCGCGTGCACCGCCAGTAAAGATGCGGTCCATTGGGAAGTCTGCACCACCTGCAAGACGCATTTGCTTCTGAAACTCATCCTCTGCAAGAGAAGATGCCTGCATTTCAGTAAGTGGCTTGCCAGTCTTAGGGTCTGTCTTAGTCTTATACTTCTCGTATAACATATAGTAATAGTCAGAGAATAATGCGTCGGGACGAGACTCAACATATTGAGGCGTACCAAGGAAAGAGAACATTTGTGTACGGAACTTACGTAGATAGATGCTCTCTGTGCCCTTACGGATACTTTCTTCTGTGGGCTTAGGTCCTATTTTCATCTCATAAAGAATTTGCTGACGGTTTGCCTCAGATAGTAAAGACTGAACCCACATCTCATCTGTTGTACTCTTGTTCAAAGCAGTAGATAGATTACGTGCCCAAGCAGGTGTAAATGTACGACCTAATTGAGTCTTTAAATCTGTTTCAATTCCGTATGGGAACAATTCATCGTATGAGTATCCAGGAATTTTTCCAACTGTTTTATCAACAGTCTTTTTAATCTCATCTTCTGTGCTTACCTTCCAAGATAAGACGCGACCAAGACCCAAAGGAACTAAATATGAAGGTCCAGGTAGATTAGCAATGTAATTAGTAGCGCGAGCACTAATGATTACACCCTTACCATCATTTAATCCCATTTCTTTTGTACCAGGAATAAGAAGATACTCAGCATCCATTGGATTTTCAACTGGATTGCCATACTTATCTACACCAAATGAATTGTAAAGACCATAGTAACTGTTAAGGAATCCACCAATACGTCCAGGTTGCTTAACAGCAAACCCACCATAGCGATAGATACCAGAGGCAGCAGCATTAGGGAACGTGGTTAGCACTCTTGCAAGGTATAATCCTCGTTGTTGGCGTGGGATTGTATAAAAAACCTTGCTAACATTCTCAACCATTTCAGCAGCAACTGATTGTCGCATTGCCAGTACGGTTGAAAGGGTTGGTTGCTGTCCTTGAGCAATAAGCATATTTACTTTTTCAGTCATACGCTTATTAAAATCAACAGTTCCCCATACTTCACGAATAGCGTTTTCTGGAAATACCATTGCTCTCCAGGCTTTAGCCATTGCAGAGTCAACTGCTTCATTTATGCCTTTAACTAAGTTGGTTGGTCTACCATAAGGTACGTCAAGTGGCTGAATACCAACCATTTGGTCTAACTTGTCAGCCAAGATTTGCTCTAAGTCTGTCTTTTTTACAGGACCAGCAGATGCTAATGCCTTTGCCTCAGCACTCGGCAGATAACGATTAACATATGAGAATGCCTCATCAACCATATCCGTTAACTGGTCAATTGGGCGACCCATAGAACGAGCATAAGATGCTCCCCGATTAGTAGAAGCCCAATCAAGAATAAGTGCTCTTGACTTACCAGCAAGAATCTGGTCGACTAGCATATCCCCACGCATAAATGTATTGACTACATAAGCCAACTCATCAAAATATAATGGGTCAGCAACATTGGTAATGCTCTGTGGTCCATTTTTAAAAATTGTATTAAACTTTGCTACAGTTGCTTTGTTACCAAGGACTTCAATTGTTCTTGTATTATTGTTAGCAATTTCACTAAAGTATCCATCGCCAAGATAATCTTTATTTCTCATAGATGGCATTTCAATTACCTGACCATTAGAGGTAACAATCTTTTCCCACTCTGGCAATACAGGCTTCTTGATATATCGACCATCTGCTACAGAGAAAATTTCTCCACGCTTCTTAATTGCTGGTCCAAGTTCCTTTAATGAATCATTAATTCTCTTGTATGCAGACGCAATCTGAGCATCTAGTACATTAACCTCTGGAGCCATTGTATTAATGGTCTGAGATGCTTTAGCAATTAGCAATTCTGCGTTACGAATCTCAGAAGCATAGCGCTCACTAGCGCGTTCTGCTGCTGGTAAGTCTTTGAGTGTTTGAAGTCTACGACGCAAGTTGTACAAAGATGGCACATCAATACTCTTGCCGTATTCAACAGTGTACTTATTGAGTTTTACTTCAACAAAATCAACCATCTTCTCTGCAGCACGCAGGTCGTCGCGTACACTGTCAGCCCATTCACGCTTAGTCGCTGGAGATACACCAGGAACATCTGCAAATAGTTGCTCATACTTTGCATAAACAATATCTCGTATGTTAACTGCCTCGTTATACTGTTGTGACAAAGCATCAACTTCGCGTTGAATTTCTTTTTTAGCGCTGGGCAAAAGAGTCTTAGACTTATCAATATTACGCATTATAACATTAGCGTTGTTTTTAATAATCTGTTTTGATGACCTAAGCATTGCACCTGCAAAATCAGTTCCTTCAGCCATAACGCCACTAAGTAGTGGTTCAAAAACTGAGTTCTTTGGAATATAACTGAAACGATACAAAGCAGAAATTGAGAATGCTTTGTTACCAGCCTCAAAGATTGCCTTCGCGCCAGCGCGAGTTCCACCTGCAACTTTGCGAGTGCCACTGACTAAAACATTTCCTTTACCAGCCATTGCTCGTGCAAGCATTCTATCAAACTCACCAAATGGAAGAGTCGGCATAGAGTTTGCAAGTTGAGCCTGAGTCTTAGGAGATACAACAATTCTGACACCAGTTGGGTCTAGTGCTGTTCCTCTAGCGGCTAAGTTACCGTGAACTGTATAGACATCTTGCATTAAGTTATCTACAAATGTATCAATAAGATTTGTATCGCGCTCGCCGCGAGTAAAAGAAATTGTGCGAATAATTTCAGTGTTCAAATTCTTAATCATTGCTGCACGTTCACCATCAGTCTTTGCTGAAACAAGCCTATCAATTGTTTCAGTACGGTACTGAGATACTGTCATCATACGACCTTCGTGGTTTTCAATCACTCGGTCTCCACGACGGAACAAAGGAACATCATCAAATGTAGCAATTAATTCATCAATGCCATTTAGTGGACGCACACCTGAGTTAGTAATAAAACCCTTAGGCATCATTGTTCCAAAGGTTCTAATTAATACAGTAGATGGTCCGTTAAGTAGTTTGCTACCAAGAACTGTCTGTGTGTATCCGCCAACTTTAGAGAAGTCGCGCTCAATTACAGAAGTCTTAATCTTTCCAAGACGAGAACGAGCAGCAGCAACCGTAGGTCCGCCAATAACTGGCTCAACTGGCTTATAGTTTTTACCAAAAAATGTTGGTTCAATTGTCATACCACCAGTAAGTGGGTCCTCGATGTCCTTTAAAAACGCATCATAAATTTCTTGATGCTTAGGATTCTTTCTAATAGCATCGTCAAATGCACCAAGAACACGAGTAGACTGCTCAGGAGTCATTGACGGAATGCGACCAGTTGCTGCATAATTGCCCTGAATAACAAGGTTGCCATCGCCTAGTACCCACAGGTCATCACGCATACCTGCAGCAGCAAGTCGTTCAACTGCTGGAGCATATGCTTTGTCAGCCAAAATTAAATCGCGTACAAACTCTGGGTCTTTTGTATCTCTAAGTAGACCTGGAAGACGAGGATTATTGCTGTGCTTGCTAATAATTCTTTTAATATCAATAATGTTTTCTGAGGTAGCAAGGTCTTCAACGTCTTGTCCAAAGACCGTTAAGTTGCCCTCTGTTCCACCAGACTTGCGGAATGCAATATGCTGATTAATTAAATTTTCAGCCTCTGGCATTGCATTTACATCACCAACTCGAAAGCGTGTATTAAGACCAGCCTTGAGTGCTCCTGCTCGTATTGCTGCAGCGCCACCTGAACCGACAACATTGATAGCAATATTCTTAATTAAGAAATCGTTTGTTCCAGTAATCCAACGACCAAGAGTATTTTCTTCAAAATTCTTCTTGATGTCTTCATCGTTCCATAGGTCAACATCATTAACATCAATGCCTCCATTTTTTAAGACGAGGCTTTCAAAGGAGCCTAGTGGATTGAGACCACTTTTGAGCATTGATACACCAAGAGAAACTTTTTCGCTTCGGTTATAAGCATCAATAACATCTGAAAATTGAAAACCCTTACCGTACTTATCGCTATTATAAAGCGCACTTGTAGGGTCTGACAATAAATTTGCAGTAGAAATCGTACGAGCAATTGGAGAGAAAACGTATTTTTCTGCTTTCTCTGCAGCAATAAGAACTGGGTCTATTGTCTGGAGACTGCCTTCAATAAACCTTTTAGATTCTTTTGAAGTGTATTCGCCAACCTTGGTTTTTTCAATTGCTAATCCTACAGCGGCAGCCTCTTCAGGCGTATATCCAGCCTTAAGTGCTGCAGATTGTAAATTTTGTGAAATTGGTTTTACGACAGTTTGACCTAAAACAAATCCAGGCAAACCTGTTACAGCCTTTTTAGCACCAGAAAGTTGAGTGCTTACACCTTCAACAAGTCTCTTTTGGTCTTTGCGGTTCATACCTAAAACATTTTGAACAAAACTATCCCAGAATGAACTCACTACTTAACCTCCCCTGCTTTAAATGTATCAGGACTGCCACCTTGTACTTCATTGCCAGTGATAGTTAAAATAAAAATATCTCTATCTTCTGGAGACTCCCAAGGAACCATTGCCAAAGGAATTGCTATTTCATAATTTTCATAACCTAGAGAGTTAGCAAACTTATCTAGGTGGTCAAAGAAGTTATTCTCTACCCATCTCATTAAAGTATCTGGTTTTTCAGGTAGTTAACAAACTGCTTGTATGAATCAGGTGCACCCTGTAAACGAGTTGCATTCATTAGGTCTGGTAAGTAACGTTTGATTAATGCTACGTTTTCATCTTGATTAATCGGAGATGTTAAACGTGCTGGCAATGCCTCTGAACCACGACCACGACCAATATCTACACCATCAGAGATAGGTAGGTCATCCATTGACTCAGCATCAAGTGGTACAAGACCAGACATCATTGAGTCCATTGGAGTTGTTGGAGTCTTTACTGGAGGGACTGGGTTACCAGCCATAGGTGCGCCACCCTGTTGTGCCATAGTTGCAACTCCTGTTGAGCCTAAACTTTTCATACCTGGAATGTACTTAGGTGCTTGCTTACCAGTTCCACCTGCTCCGCCTGTAGCAGAGATGTTTGCTGGGTTGTACTGAGGACCGCCATTGGCGCCACCACGATTTTCTGGTGCAGTTGTCATTCGTCATCCTCTTCTTCTAAGAAATTATCTTCAAGTTCACTGTTGTACTCTTCGGCAAGTCGCATCATTCCTGCTGCGTTCCAAGGAGTCATTGCTTCGCTGACTTCTGTGTGAAGAAAGCGGTTACCATTGTAATCAGCCCACTCAGATATAAGAACCCATCCTGAGGCTATGTAGTCTTTGCCATTAGAGTCTGTATCTACTAACAAACGTAGAGCATCTTCTACTGCTTCACGGAACTCTTCACTCATTTTTTGTACTGTGTCTCTGTAGTGAAAGGTCCTGCGGTCTTACTGTCATTAATTACAGCAACTTCTGCTGCTTGTTCAGGAGTAACTCCTGCGTAGAGTGCACCAAGTGCGTAATCTCCACCAGTTCCTATTGCGTAATACCCCTCTGAGTTACGAGATACTGCAAAGTCACTGTCAATTTCAAACAGATTGCCATTGAGTCCAACAATTATGTTAATCTCAAAGTCTTTATCTGGTGATTTAGCATCAAGTAGACCAGCGTCTGTAAGCAATTGCTTAAGTGATGGTGCCACTTTGTTGACCATAAACTGAAAGATGTTGTTTTTATCTTTTGCTAGCAAGACTGGTGGCTTCCAAGTGTGTAACACAACCTGTAATGCACGAACATCTCCAGCAACTCCTACAAGATAGTTACCATTAGTAACAACCTTGACCATATCTGGGTGAGAGTAAATCTTTGAGTCACCAACAATACGAGAATCGCCAAGAATTACACAGCGATTTGCGTATTCAACACCGATAATCGTTGTCATTGTCCCCTACCTCAATTATCTACGTGCTACGGTTCTTACGCTTGCGTTTGCTTCGCCTCCGCCTGAAAGGCTAGAGAGAATGCTCATAATGTCTGGTGGTGCTTGCTCTGGTGGCGCAATCTCTGGTCCACCTGGAGCAATAGCGCCTCCTGCTGGAACGCCTTCGGGAGCAGGGGACGTTTGCTCAACCATTTCTGGTGCCCCAGCAGGAGGAACTTGCTGCTGCGGAGCGAATGTGGCTTCAATTGCGTCTTCTAGTGCTTGACCCTTTTGACGTGCCTTGATAACCGCAGCAATCTTACGTACTACTTCTGAAGCATCTTGACCTTGCGTTGCCATTTGTGGAATGGCTTGTGTGTAGGCAGTTAGCGAACCTAGTAATGCGGCACGCATATCTTCAATTTCAATCTTCTCAAGTTCCTGAGTTACGTTCACAGTAAATGGAAGTTCTCTCATAGCCATATCTCGGCTGATGAGTTTTCCTCCAAGTGCCTGAAGCATAAAGATAAGACCTTGCGCTGGGTTAAGACCAGCAAGCATACCGTAGCGAACATCAGCAGAATAGTCGTTCTTGATGTCTTTGGTTGGCTTGTATGAAATTTCATATGGAGAACCTGAATCTACTCCGCGAATTGTTTTCTCTTCTGGGTAAATAACTTCATCAACTTCAAAGCAGAGGCTGATTACGTCGCGTAGTGCTGCAGCAAAGATTGCCTGTGCTGACTTGACCTGGGTATCGAATGCACCCATAAGTGCTTGCACGCCTTGTCCAGTGACGATTGAAGCATCAATGTTACCTGTACGAGATTCAGGATAACGTGTACCAACACGAAGTTCCTGGTTAAGCAATGTCTGCTCTGTAAATGCACCCTGTGGAAGCGTAAGTTCGACACGTCGCACACCTGCTGGGTTAGCAGTACGGATAACTGCGTCTCCACCAAGTTGCAACTCTTGTACATCCTGAGGAAGTACGATAGGTGCCTGAACAGATTTTTCTGCTGCTTCCATTGCAAGCAACGCAAAGCGGTTGCGTAGCAACTGGATACCTAGAACATCATCGAATTGTCCACGTAGTTCGCCATCAACTGAAGGCTTACGTGCAACAACAACCATCATTTTGCCTAGAGGATTCTTAACCTTAGAAAGAACTAAGTCTTGCTTTGTTGGTAAGTAGATGATTGATTGGTCTTTGTCATAATAGCGAATTAACTCAACCTCGTTATTAAGGTCTTGCTTGTATCCTTGAGGACCAAGTAGTTGCCTTTCAAACTCTGGAAACTGAGTAACGAGTTCGCCCAATGTCATCAGGTATTTCTTAGCAAATGCCACACAACGTCCATAGCGGTCAAACTCTGGATAGGAACCTATCGGGTTTTCTATGCGGATACGTGGCAGTTTTGCATCTTCGTCCAATTCAATAATGAACGGAACGAAACCATATGTGATATACCAGTCAGCACCTGAGTACATCTGCACTGACAAGTCAGAGTGGGAGAAGTAGTTAGAGGCAATACGAGTACGCTTGTCAGCGAATGTACGTGCTCTATCTGAAACTGAGTTTGCTGCTGAGCAGTTTACCGCTGGCAGTGGAGCCATAACCTCTGACAAGTCGCGTGCGACTACATCAATGAAGTTAGCAACTACGTTGGCATCTACGCCATCTGGAAAGAAGTCAGGGTAAACCTGTGAGATTTGACCCTTACGGACAGCAAGGACGTCAAGGTTGCGAGCATCGCGCTCACTATTACGGTAGCGTAAAGAGACGACTCTCGCTGCTACCTGTTCCATTGATAATGCCATTATTGTCCTAACGTAGATTTAAAATTATTTGTTGTACTGTGACATTCCGCCACCGCCCATTGGACGGTAGAGTGCGCCAACCATTGAACCACCCTTACCCGAAATACCAGGGTTAGTACGAATTCTTACTGTTTCTTTGTTTGGGGAACGACGTGCCGCTTCTGCTGTAGGAGTTTGCAATTTACCCTTAGCGGAAAACGCTAGGGCTTTATTTTTTGCTGCTCTTTTTTCTGCTTCTAGTTTTGCAGCATCTGCTGATTTTGCCATTTTGCTATCCTTATCCGTATTGTCCTGACCACTGGTCTGCGAATGCGTCATCTAGGTTGACGGCAAATCTTCGACCTTGTTGAGCACGAGTTGCCCAGCGGTTCGATTGATATTGTGCTGCTTGACTTGACTTCTGCATCATCTCTCGGATACGGATGACCGTAAACCACAGAGCCATAACAACGTCAGTCGGGTTCTTAGTATCTGGCTTCCAGGTAATGAGTTCCTGTACTAGAGTCTTAAGACCCTCTGAACCCTCGTTGCTTGGTAGTTCGATAATGTTATTGTCCTGGAATCGTCCGTCTCTGGTGTTACCAAAGAGGGTAGCCATAGATGCCACACCAAAAGATGTGTCCCACTTGTTCTTACCAGTAAAGTGAGAATTAAGTTGCGTACCGTAACCTGCTAGAAAGTTACGTAAGTTTTCGTCGAGTGCATACGCCTTCTGATGCGCGTTGATTTCGATACGCAATTCTTGAGGGCGGTATTTCTCCACCCAATCTTCGATTAAATTTTGAATCTTCTGAGGCGTAGGCTCTGTCATATTGACAGCATCTAGCACATAGATTTTTCCATCGGCTCTGTTGTAGGTACAAACCACAGCACCTGTAGCACCTGCCATAGCAGGGTCAAGACCGATGATGGTGTAACCCTCGACGTGATTAGGGTGACCAGGGTTGCCTGCCTTTAGCGGTCCTCTTTTTCGCATTCCGTTGACTGAGCCAGCCACACAGGTTGGAGAGAAGATTGAGTCTTCTTGGACATCCTCTTGCTGGTAGACCATAGCCCAGACAGATGGCGCAACTTCAGAGCGCCTCGTAAAAAGAGCGGGTCCATCCCATTTCGGATAAAGTCCGTCGGCATCAGGTTCGTCCACATCTCCTTCGGGTCTATCTGTTTTAGCCCAAAGGGTTTTCCAATTTTGAGGTTTCTCGTCAAATTCTAAAACTGCTGGCATTGCCATATAGGTGAAGGGTGATTTGCCACCTGTCCACTGTGAGCCATCTCGAAGCATCTTGTAGAGGTCGATAGATGAAACTCTGGTACCTACGATGATAAGTTTGCCGTAGCGACCAAGACGGGTGATAACTTCCTTCTGAAGCCATTCCATCTGCTTTTCCCACTCGTGGGCGTTGGAACCCATCACAGCATCGTCGACGATAATCAAGTCGGCACGAGCACCGTAAATCTGAGAACCTAAACCTAGGGCTTGGACAGTTGGGTCTTTTTCGCCACTATCGCGTCCTGTACCTAAATAAATCATATCTGCAGACCACGTAGTGGCGTCTGCCTTATATCCGCCATTAGGACCAAAAGCGGTCTGCAGTTTGATAAAGGCTGGGTGGTTAAGTCTTGTCTTGATGGCACCGAGGAACTTGCGTGCCATACCTTGAGTCTTTGAAACGATAATGACTCGTGAGTTAGGGTTGGTCACAATCTTGTAGGTCACGTAGTTGGTCGTGATGACTGTGGACTTGGCGTGCTCAGGTGGGACGTTAATGAGCACTCTGTTGATAGCCCCTGGCTCGTAGGTCATAGCAGGGTGCATCCAGCGCGGCTCGCGCCCTTCAATCAGGTCTACCCAGTTGTAGTGATGCGGGAAAAGTTTAGTGTCGAGGAACTGCTCACAAAAGTCAGGGAATGAGATTTCCTTCAGGTCGCCTAGGTCAGCGATGACCCCTTTGCCTACCAGTCGGGCTTTGTCTGCCCGTTCCTTGAAGGCTGGTTCATTCATTGACCATTGGCGGAAGGTAACGTCATTGCGCCCTACCGATGCCATAGCAGCGGTGATGGTCGAACCTTGCTCAAGTTGTAGGAGAACCTTCTCCTGAGCCTCGTGCTTAGGGATGTTTTGAATCCCAGGTCTGCGTCCCATTGGTGCCCCCTAGGGTGTATCTCGTCGCCCTCTGTAGAGGTTTAAAAACGCTCAATAAACGGTATCTGCCTGACGGCATAACTGTGGTAATTATTATATATATTATATATTAATTAAGGATTAACCGTAGAGCAAACGGAGGTTAATCCGTTAAAGATTAATATTAATCTTTACATATAAGATAACCCGTTCAAAGTACCAAAACCGAACACTTAATATCAATATATTTTTAAATATATTTATAAGGGGGGCTAATATATATAAAAGCCCTGGTCACAGGGCTATTTAGCAAATATAACAGAAAATTATGATGGGAGTATATATACAAGTAAGTGAGCAAATTAAACAACCCTACGGTCAAAAGGTATGCATAGACTGAGGATTTCCTGAGTCTAACTGTTTACCTGAGGGTTAGAGTCTTATTATTAATAATAATCCCGCAATCTGCGGGGTTTAAATGCCAGAGTTTGGCAAGGAAAGAATGCAGAACTATGAAGACTTAATAGGCGACTATCCCCCTGCCATAATTCGCGGGGTCTAGTCATTAAGGATTGAGGGCTATCAATAGGGGAAGATAGTTGAACATTCAATCACTTACTCACTCTTCAATTGTCGACAAATCGACACAATGAACAGGGGAACAGGTTCCGCGGGTGTGATGTAACTCACAGGACATTGACCACAAATGACCAGATTTGGGGTTGACTTACGCTCAACAAGGTGAGAGAGTTAAGTCATAAGGGGAACAAGCCCCGACAAGACAGGAGAACAAAATGAACAAGACTCTCACACTAGAAGAAATCAAGGGCGCGATTGATAACCAAATCCAAGCCGAGAAATCATACGGCGCAGAGGGTGAAATGTTGCAGACTATTGAGAATGTTTTGAGTGACCTTTACTACATCTTAGCGGGCGGGTTCATTATCGGCGGGGTGAGAATGTAATCAAGGGCAAAACCGCCCCCGCGCTACGGGCTACGGGTTCACAATCCGACGGGGGCACAAGGACAGGGCAACACCGCCCCGCCTTAAGACAGGAGAATAAAGAAATGACAAAATTTTTTGAGATTGGGCTAGATAAGTTCGGATTTTATTTTGAGACCCGACTAGTTGACCTTTACATTGACAATAGAGGGCTAGCCCTAGGCGTCGCCGTAATCGTAGCCTTGAGAGTTCGCAAGGTTCTAAAGACACGCAAGGCGGTTAAGTAATGAAGTGCCTACAGTGCGGAGACGATAGCGACCTATTGCTAGCCTTTACGGCTCACAAAATTTGCGGGAAATGCACACGCAAGAACCATAAAAAGGCGGTGAAGTAATGAAATGGAACCCAAAACTCTCAAACCATTTTAGAGGGCTAGTGCAGACAAGCGAAGAGGGAACTACCCGCGTTTTTAAATACTACTACATCAAGAAGGCGGGAGGCTACTACACAGGCTATACCGCGGGGCGTTACACATTCGGGCGAGAGATTGACTACCGCCAGACATTCAACACCTTAAAAGAGGCGCGAGCATTCTGCGAGGAGGTAGACAGGGAGACGCTCATAATTGAGGCTATGTGAGGCAACTCACAGCCCCGCACCCTTTACAGAGGGCGCATAGTTCGAGACTATAGCGGGGTACGGGAAACACCCACAGCAAGACAACAACAGGAGGAAAAAATGAAACAAATGAACCAGAGAGACGCAATTCACTACATAGCAACAGGGCAAGAGTTCAAGGCGTCAGCCCTTACAGGGAGCACCTATTCACAGGGATGCGGACGCCTTAACCTCACAGAACTAACAAAATTCGTTGACGATTTGACATCTGACCGCATTACGTATTTTGTTTATTCATACGGGACGCCTATTGCTTGGCGTACGAATGAGGCTTGGTATGTAGTTGAGCAAAAATTCAGCGTTACAACAAGCAAGCACCAAAACCTTACCCGCCGAGCAATTGCGGAAAGTTTGGCGGTTATCGTATGAACACCCTACTAGCCTGCTACCTCACGGCGGTGTTGTTGCTGTGGGTTCCCGTAATCATTGACACAATCAAGCACGAGAGGGGCAAGAAGTGACCCCTTTACTTTTAGCCCTTGCACCTATAGCCTTGCTATGTTTGGCAGGCTTACTACTAGACGACGACCTAACGACAGGAGAATTTTAAAATGCAAACCAAAATGGAAGACCTACACCGCCTTGTTGGCGTGCTTGAAGAATTAGTAAAGCCATTATTAGAGGGCGAAGAAGTGCCAGAGGCTTACGAGTCAATGAAACGCCCTCACCTAGTACTACAAGAGGGGAGCAAGACCTACGGGCGAGCCTTTCGCATTCACTTTACAGGCGGGAGTAAATACGGGTCGGGACATTGGGAACCTCGCGGGTTTAGTGATTACCTAGGCGGAACCAAGGCAGAGGCGGAGCGCACCCTTAGGAGCCTCATAGCGGGGATTCGTACAGGCTTGATGATTACAGAACGGGGCAACGAATGAACGCCACAGAAACCAAGCCCTACACAGTCGAGCAATTAATAAATGAAATTTACGAGGATAACTATTCACACCTAGAGTTCGAGTGGAATATGGGCGGGGAGCCTTGCGAGTGCAAAATCTGCACAACTTTGCAGACTATTATCAAATACAGGGGTGAGTAATGCCAATCTGCGGAGACTGCTTACGACCAGTCAATGAATGCCACCACGCACAGGAACTAAAACGCAAACGCTAGCCCTAGCCTTAGCCCTGACCTTGACCTCTCCAATTGCAACGGACGGAGACACGATACATACTGGCAAGGTCTGGGTAAGGTTGGTGCAGATAAACACACCTGAGAAGGGGGAGTGTTACTACAAAGAGGCAACGACATACACGCACAATTTTTTAAAACTAAATGGGAAATTCAAACTCATACGAGATGAAAGCCTAGATAGTTTTGACGAGTTCGGCAGGGCACTAGGTTACTTGACAAAGGGAAACCGAAACCTTAATCTTGAACTCGTAAAGTATGGATACGCAAAGCCTTATTTCTACCAAGGAATGAGGGGAAAGTACGCACAACAAATAGACAACTACGCAAGGCAAGCCAGGGCAAAGCGTCTTGGTGTTTGGAACTGCAAGACAGGAGAATAAAATGCAAGAAGAAGAACAACTAAGTTGGTCAGAGTTAGCAGAGTTGACACACGAAACACAGGTAGATAAGTTTGGCTGGTGTATGTGTGAAGACACAGAACCACACGAGTACCCATACGGCGACTGCCCAAAGACAGGAGAATAAAATGAGTGACGGAAAAATTAAAATGAAGTTCTGCAAGATAAGCACTTGCTGTAACCAACCACAGGACAACTCATTCTATTGTTTAATCCACTTATCAATCAGAGAACACTTATCACTTAAGACAGGAGAAAATGAATGAGCACAGAACAACAACAGATAGAAGCACTCAAGACTTTACACGAAGCAATTCAAGCACTCAAAGATTTAGGATTTATCACAGAGGAAGACGAAGATGAGTGAGCCACAACTAAATGACCCAGTATTTTACGACGACTCAGACTACATTGCGTGCATAGAGTGTAACGACTGGTACGACTATGCAGTTTATTCATCCTTGACTTGTCCTAATTGTGAGGATAAGCAGGTAGAACAGGAGCGCAAAATTGAAACAACAATTCCAAGTAGTGTATGAAACTAGAGGTGTGAAGGTTGTCAATGTATGGCTACCAGAGGGCACCGACCTACCAAAAGATTGGGACTCAATGAGTTTTAAAACACAGGATGAATGGCTCTACGATAACCAAGATGAAGCGCACCTAGTTTGGACAGATGAACACGAGGGTGAAGCCGTAAATGTTCTACCAGTTGCACAGTTAAAGGCGGTAATTTAATGACACTTCCTGACCGAACGTGGCACGCACAAGGAAAATGTAATCAGCACCCAGACCCTGACTTATGGCACTATGAAAATCCAAGGCTGGCAGATGAGCAACAGTTGGAAGTCTTACGAAGTGTGCAGGCAATAGAGTTATGCAACATCTGTCCAGTCAGAGTTCAATGCCTAGAGCAAGGACTTGAACGTGAAAACCTAGAATACACAGGCGGACACGGCACTATCTGGGGCGGGTTACTCACAGTTGAGCGGTATCTACTGACAACTAACAACCCTAAAGCGGTCAGAGTTAAGGCAGAACAACGACATAGAAGGAATGTTAGGTTAAAGATTGCTAGAATAGATAAATGAGAAAACGAGCCATAGTTCTATCAACTCTTATCGTCTTGGCACTTATCACACCAGCAACCCACAACGTGGGTGTGCACCTTGACATAGTGCCTAAAGAAAAACCCAAAGTTCAGACCAAGGCAACGACGGAGCAGAAGAAAGCCAACAAGATAATGGCTATGCGCTATGCCCAAGTTGGATGGGGTTGGGATAAAACAGAGCGAGCCTGCATTTATAAAATCTTTATGAAGGAAAGTAAGTTCGACCACTTAGCCAAGAACAAGCAGGGCAGTAGTGCCTACGGAATAGCACAGATGTTAGGCGAGAAGAGTAAAGACCCAGCAGTCCAGATACTCAGAGCCTATCGCTACATTGAACACCGCTACGGCACACCCTGCAAGGCTTGGAAGCACCATAACAGGGGCTGGTACTAAGTGCTAGACCTAAGAGGTAAGCCTATCTTTACCTGCGTTTGTGGGTGCAAGATGTTTGTGGTGACAGTAATGTGGGACGAAGAGACAAGAGAAGTAGGTTGGTACGATTTAAAACAGGAATGCAAGGAGTGTGGGGCAATTAGCACCGCACCAACACCAATGGATTGGAGAGATGAATGAACGACCAAAGAGTTTACATTAAAGATTTAGGGCACAAGCACCTATTTGTAGAGGCACACATACCTAAGCAATTATTTATGCAGTTACTTGAAGATTTCAAAAAGAATGGGTTCCACGTTGTGGGAGTAATGGTAGATAAATAATGCCTAACTATGAGTACAGATGTCGTAAGTGTCATTCACTGACAATTATAAATCGCAAAATCGAAGAGCGAGATGATGAAGTTACTTGCGTTTGTGGGCAGGTATCTAGTAGACTTTACAACACACCAGCGGTTCAGTTCAAGGGAACTGGATT